GTTGCACTCTTATGGGGACCCTTTTCAAGTCAGACCCAGACAGAGGGATAATATGCAAGGGGGCGAAGGTACAGTTGTGCATGGACCACCCCGAAGACTATGACATCATTTTGTTTGTCCGGGATCCAAAAGGAATCACACACAAGAGAGCCAGGTCATATGACCCTTTCATCGAGACATGCAAGAAACTGTCCGAGAGCTCCCTAAATAAACTGATCATAGGTCTCCTCTGCGAGTCTTACCAGGATCTGTGGATACACTGCGAACACATAAGCACACCCCTTCGCTCCACAGCACAGCTGGCCAAGGAGCTTGTGACCTTCTCTCCTTTGTCAGAAACCAGAAGAGATGAATTCAATAGGCTTCTATCAATGAAGCCTCTAGAGTCATCCGCCACCGAGGTTGAACAGGAGGCCAGAAGATTGTTCGAACTGATTATAAGACAGCCACACTCCCCACTATCAATCAAGTCTCTTATGGCAGTTTCATCCAATGCAGGCATCACCAGAGCAGCAATTCAGTTCCTAGTGAACAAGGGAAGAATCACAGAGACAAGGGTCAGTGATTACCCTGCCCTTAGGCTCTCAAACGACGAGATTAAGGACACGAAATCCATGATCCTAGACAAGGTGAGATGGTCATCTGGAACAACAGGTGTAACACAGAAAACCCTGAAAAGAACCTTCGCGGATGAAAAAACCAGAGCAGAGGCCGTGGCGATGATTGCTGAGCTTGTGGCAGAAGGAAGTCTGAAGGAGGAGCGAGGAATACTTTCCATTGGGCCCGTTGCGTACGACAAGAACGTGTTCGACATCGCAGCCAGGAAGCTGATAATGGAAGTGAAAGAGATGGACTCTGTAAGGTTCAGGAGGGAGATGGAGAGGAGGTTAAAGCTCGACACAAGGCTGTCAGGAAAGGATACAACCTTATTCCAGAACAGGAATAGAGGCCTCTGTGATCAAGTCAAGGATGGAGAGCGATTCATACTCAGACTTAGATCGATTTGACTTGTTGACCCGTCATCTCTCCCCTGGGGGCGAGGGAGTTTAAGAAAAATCAACAGTCAACTGCAACATAAACTCAACCCATAAGACAACAGGCTAGAGAAAACCCAAGGAGGAAGGGAAAAGGGAAAAAAGGGTGAGTGTGACAGACATCTCTATCATGGCAACCGCTGAGCAAGAAGGATCGCCCCGCACATCGGATACCGAGGGGGAAGAGGAAGGCGAGAGGAGCCTCCCAGAGGAAGGGGGCGACGCAGGCGCCATCAGGTCTGAGGAAGATGTGAAGGAATTGATTAGAGAGCTCCACCCGGCAATAAAAGGGGATCACAGGGTGAAAGTCACTGTCAGGTTTGAGTACTCTGTGAAACAAG